AAGTTCAAGAAATTATTTGGTCTCTTGGTGGTATTTGTAATATCACATCTAGAATTCCATCATATACTTATGATGGAATTAAAAAAAATGGTAGAAGATCTTATAATGTTTTTATTACTATAAGAAACCCAAAAGAATTATTTACTTTACAAAGAAAAAAAGATTTATGTAGAGAAACTTATGATAAACTTCAATATAGAAGGAAGATTAAAGAAGTAAATTATGTTGGAGAGGAAGAAGCACAGTGTATTATGATTGAAGATAAAAATCATCTATATATCACTGATGATTATATTATTACACATAATACTTTTGTAAGTTTATACTTAGCATTAAAGGATGTTCTTTCTGAAATTACTCCTTATGAAAAGATTTATCTTGTTCGTTCATTAGTTCCGACAAGAGAGATTGGATTTCTTCCTGGATCTCACGAAGATAAGGCATCATTATATCAAATTCCATATAAGAATATGGTAAAATATATGTTCCAGATGCCTAGTGATGCTGATTTTGAGATGCTTTATGGCAATTTAAAAGCTCAAGAAACGATTAGTTTTTGGAGTACATCATTTGTACGCGGAACTACTCTTGATAATTCTATTATTATTGTAGATGAATTTTCTAATCTTAATTTTCACGAGATGGATTCTATCATTACTCGTGTTGGTGAAAATACTAGAATAATGTTTTGTGGAGATGCATCCCAAAGTGATTTAGTTAAAACAAATGAAAGAAATGGTATTGTTGATTTTATGAATATTTTGAAAAAAATGCCCTCATTTGATACCATAGAGTTTGGTGTTAATGATATTTGTAGATCAGGATTAGTTAAAGAGTATCTTCTTGCAAAAATGGAACTTGGAATGTGACTTTTAAACATATTGATTTGAATCTTCCCAAATTAGAAAGGGAAACTATAGATGGTGTTCGTTATTATAAAGTTCCAGACAATGATGAACTCATTCGTCTTGTTTCTATTACTTCGGTTACTAGTCATTTCAATCGTCAGATTTTTTTAGACTGGAGAAAAAAAATTGGAGAATCGGAAGCTGATAAAATAACTAAAGCAGCAACAAGTCGGGGAACTGATATGCACTCTTTAGTTGAAAATTATCTTTATAATATTCCCGAACTTCCAAAAGTTCAACCTCTTTCTGATTTTCTTTTTAAAATTGCTAAACCAGAATTAGATAATATTGATAATATACACGCACTTGAAGGTGCAATGTATAGTAAAATGTTAGGGATTGCTGGTACAGTTGATTGTATAGCAGAATATAATAATGAACTAGCAATAATTGACTTTAAGACTTCAAAGAAACCAAAACCAAAAGAATGGATTGAGCATTATTTTGTTCAATGTGCAGCTTATGCTTGTATGTTATACGAGATTACTGGTATAATAGTTAAGAAACTGGTTATTATTATGGCCTGCGAAAATGGAGAATGTGTAGTTTATGAAGAATACGACAAGAAAAAATACATCAAGTTGCTCACCAAATACATTAGAGAATTTGTTAGAGATAAACTTCAGTCCTATGGATAAAAAAGTAAAAAAAGAATTAAGTGAGAAATTTTTATGTTCTCAAAAATTTTCTCAAGAAGTAGAAAATATTGTAAAAGATACGGGTTCAAACTATATTGATGCAATTGTTACTTATTGTGAAATGAATAGTATTGAAATTGAAACTGTATCTAAACTTATAAGTAAGCCCCTTAAAGAAAAGTTAAAAAATGATGCAATTGATTTAAACTTTTTAAAAAGAACCACAAGAGCACGATTACCATTGTGACTGATTTTGAGACTTATAAAACATATTTGGCTTTTAAGAATCATTTTACAAAAGAAAATTACGACTATTTCAAATACTGTGGAAGAAGTCGTGCCTCAAAAGAAAGTTTTTACAAACGTAAAGATCGCTACTTCTTTGAACGTCTTTCCAGACAAAAAAGCGATGATGAAATTAAAGCATATTTTGTAGCAAATTTTACAGAATGCGATGATCCAGAAAGACTCTGGATTGGAGACATTATAAAAAATGGAGAAGACATATACAATGAATGGGTAAAAAAGTCTCAAAGTTTATTTTATTTGTTTAAAACTGAAATACAAGAGTTTATAAACAAAGATAATTTTGAAGATTTATTTGAATGTAAATCTGGATCACATCCAGAAATTCTCAAAAAGTATTTAAGAAAGGTTGTATCATTAGAAACATTCACAATACTTGATTTGTTATTAAACTTTTCAAAAGATTTTGATAAAAAACTTTTAGATCCAGTGTGGAAAACCGTAAGTTTAAGGATTAAAAAATATAAACCTTTCATAAATATAGATGTAGCAAAGTATAAGAGTACTCTTAGGGAGATATTGATGTGAGTAACTTCTTTGACTCAGAGGTAGTCAGAAAAGAAATAAAAGAAATTGATGAGATGCAAAATTCTCTTTTCTCTGAAATGATATACCTTCCATATTTTAGTAAAGAAGAAAAGAAAGAGCACTTAAAGCTACTTAAAAGATTTTTAGAAAAACAAAAACTTTTTATTTTTAGACTTTCACTTTCTGATGATGAAAGAGCAGTAAAAATGAAAGAAAGCATTTTGGATTCTGCACAATTGCTTGGGTTTAAGAAAGAAGAAGGATTTGATGCATTTTTTAAACATCTTGAAGGTATAATAAGTAATTTGGAAAATTCTATTGACGACTGACCTTATACCTGCTATACTTAATAAGTTCAATACTACTAATACTACTAATACGGAGAATACGAAATGTCGTTTGCTGATTTAAAAAAGCAATCAAAGATGGGTTCTCTTACAGAGAAACTTATCAAGCAAGTTGAGAAACTAAATGATAGTGGTTCTAAAGATGATAATCGTTTTTGGAAACCAGTTATGGATAAAGGTGGAACTGGTTCTGCTATTATTCGTTTTCTTCCTGCTCCTACTGGATGTGATCTTCCCTGGGCTCAAGTTTGGTCCCACGCATTCCAAGGTCCAGGTGGATGGTTGATTGATAATTGTCTAACTACAAATAAAGGTCAATGTCCGATTTGTGAGTCTAATCGTGAGCTTTGGAATACTGGAGATAAGTCAAAGCAAGATATTGTTCGCAATCGTAAGCGTAAGCTTTCTTATTTTGCAAACATTTACGTTGTAAAAGACCCTGCAAATCCACAAAATGAGGGAAAAGTTTTTCTTTATAAGTTTGGTAAAAAAATCTTTGATAAAATTATGGCTGCAATGCAACCAGAATTTGATGATGAGAAGCCAATCAATGCATTTGATTTTTGGGAAGGTGCTAACTTCAAACTGAAACTTCGTAAGGTTGAAGGGTATTGGAATTACGATAAATCTGAATTTTCCGATCCCTCTCCACTTCTTGACGATGATGATGAACTTGAAAAGGTTTATAAAAACCTTTATGATTTGAATGAATTTACTGACGAGAAAAACTTCAAATCATATGAAGAATTAAAGAAGCGTCTTGATTATGTTCTTGGTAATCGTGGTGTTCCCAAAATGCAAGATCCAGAAACAGTTGCAGAAGAACAGCAATTTGAAGCAGAACGCCGTGGGGAGAATGTAAAATCATTCAATGATGATGATATCACACTTAATACTTCTTCAAGTGTTGATGATGAAGATGAAGATGATGCTCTCTCATATTTTCAAAAATTAGCACAAGACTAAAACGAAATTCAACTTTTAATTACCTTTACCCCCGAAAAAATTTTCGGGGGATTTTTTGTCTGTAGGGTTTTTTAAACTCCAGTTGTATATGGATTATATGATTCTTTTGTTGTCTGATTGATGTATTGTGAAGACCTATCATATCTCATAATATTTCTCATATCTGTAATAAACACTGATAAGTAATTTGGTTTTAAAATTTTGATAATTCTTTTATCTTCATTTCTTTTAACTTCATATTCATAATTTGATATTGCTTTCACTGGATTTGACGTAGATACAGTATTATCAAAATTTGTATAAGTAAATTGATAATCTTCATCAACTTCTAACCCTTCTGGTAATATTATCCTATCAAATTCATCTTTTATTTCAGTTGTTTCATAATGATGAACTGCTGAGATTTCTTGATCTGAACCATATTTTTCTAACATATAAGAATATAAATCATTATTACTTAAAGGCCATTGGTCTCTTACATTTGTGATATTGTTTGTGGTTAAAATGACCCAATCGTACTCAGAGTTTCCATATATTTTTTCTGCAAGAAAATCTGGTCTCATATCATCTTGAATTTGATAATATTCAAATGCAGTAATTGCTTGATCTATATCAGTTCTTAATTTTGCTCTTTTGAATAAGTTTTTTACTAATATTCTTTCATCGTTTCTATTTGAGTTTTGAAAACGAGAAACGTAAGATATATTTGGTAGTTCTTTAAAGTATCCCATTTTAGTAACCTACATCAAAAGGACTAACTGGATCTAAATCTCCAGTACTTTGAGTTCCTGTTCCTCTTCTTTCTTCCAATACATTTTCTTGATAATCTGTATCATAAACAGGTTCAAGTTCTTTAAACGACATATTTACAATTGATGAAACTGGTTGTCCTTTTTCATATGCAGACCAATTTCCATCAGCAGCATAATTTACAGAGAATCCAGTTAATGCACAAACTTTAATTTTATTAACACCTTCTATTTGTGCTCCACCTTCGGTTCTATAACGAAGTTTAAAGACATTTGGTGTTCCTAGAAAATAAGATGCTTCACCTGCAGACCCATTTAATTTTTTAGCAGCCATTCCTTGCTTAAATGTTCTTATAATTCTATTTACAGAAATTGCTTCATCTCTATTTCTTGGACTAAAGCGATATTGGAAAGAAAATTCACGAAGAGTTGGGGCATTAAAAAGTAATTCAAGATTACTATTAGGAATAACACCAAGACCTCTTGCAAGAATTGTTTCTGGAGAAACATTAAAACCAGCCATTGATAGTATTCTTGATGTTACTCCAGTTTTAAAAAGTAGTTCTGCATTTGGACTTCCTAAAGCAGCACCACCCAAATCTTTCAGTAACATTCCAAGTAATGCTAGTGATGCACCTTGACCTGCACCTGTTCCTGTACCTGTCCCCGCTGCTCCTCCTATACCTGCTGCTGTAACATATGGACCAAAGTTTTGAAGAACCTGAGCAGATGCGGCAGCGGAGAGATTATTTAAATTATCTTCACCCCAAGAGACATTATTGGAGTCACTTATATTATTTGGAATTGGAAGTTTTATTGTGTTTATATATTCTTTTAGTGGGGTATTTCTTTGTAATCCATTTTTTATAATGTCTGTTGGTTCGGACTTAAATAGTTGATCCTGAGATGGTGGTTTATATTTAAAAATAGATATTTCCAAATGATCTTGAGTGTTACCATAAAGTGCATCTAATGGATATTGTAGAGGTCCATATCTTTTTAATACGTCATCAACTGCACCAAAATTAAGGTCAATGTTGTCTATATTGATTGGATCAAATATATTTCCTTGTCCTGGTGGAGTTGTAACTCCAGGAACATTAATTGGTGGAGATGTTCCTGGGAAATTATTTTCAACTCCCATTTGGTCTTGGTATTGTGGAAGTGCTCTTTGATTTATTTTATTTCCTTTACTTTGTCCCCCAAGTGTTTGATATGCAGCATAAACTTTTTTATTCATATCTAAAGATAAATCTTTAGCTTTTTGTGTAGGTTTATTTGGGTCATTATTTTCAAATAAAGTTTCATCACTTATTGCATTACTTGTCCAACTTCCGTTTTGATACAGTGTTGCTAATCCAATTCCTATTGTGTATCCAGCAGCACTTTTTTGAGAAAGAACGTAGTCTCCAGTGTCTGGATCATATCTTAATCCATAACGCTGTTGTCCAGGTATCCCACCCGGAAGGGTGATATCTTGAATATAGTAATCGTCTTCTAAAATTCTATATCCCATTTATGGTGCCGATTGGTTATCTGGATAATCCCAAACTTTTGTTTTGAATACTGGTTGCCCTCTCTTATCAACAAATTTTTCAGTAGGAAGTAATGAAACTCCTCTCCATTCACTTTCTGGAACTTTAAAAAAATCACTAACTACACCAGAAAAAAGATAACTATGTAATGTTTTTCTTGGTGCATTTATAACTCCTCCCTTATTTATATAAGATGCGGCAACTCCTCCTCTATATTGTGGATTTAAATAATGTAAGTTTGAACCAAAAAATCTTCCTTCTTTTGGATTCACTTCAATAATATAAGTTAATGGTTGCCTATCCCAAAATCTATATTTTTGTGGATATTTGGCGGAGTATATAAAAAATACTAAATCTCCAGGAGTTATAAAATACGTATCTGCCTGATTAAAATCTCTCTTTTTATAATTCATCAATTCATTCATCAAAGCATTTGAGTACCAAGATATTGAGCGATATTTTTTTCCTGCTTCCTTAAGTATTTTTTCTGCTATCATCTTTGTATTCCTAAATTCTTTTCTGTGAGTATGCGGAACTCATAATTTCTATCAGCGCACCATTCTTTTGCAGCTTTCCATTTTGCTTGATTAATTGCCCACATTTTAACTGAATATGCCCAAGACTTTGTTCTTTTGGGTGGATTGGTTGGCGGTTCTTTTAAATCTTTTTCTGGTTTTATTTCTACTACCAAATGTCTATTGTTTTCATTTTTGTCTTTATATTTAACAAAAAAATCAGGAAAGTATCTGTGGATTTTGTTATCAATTGGAGAACGATATGGTATCCAGAACTCTTCAGACTTCCAACTATTTACACTTTCGGTCAAATCACAATACTGCATAAACTTCAGTTCATATGAAGATCTATAAATAATATTAGTAGGATCCCCATTGTATTTTTCTGGATATTTGGGGCGATATTTTCCCTGTAAATATTTTTTATCGTCTTTATGGGGCATACATAGTATAGAAAACTTATAATCTTATTTAGATGTCTAGTAATAAGATAGGAAGTCTTTATACAAATATTGAAGATGTTAGAAAGAACTACCTATCTAACCTTTCACAAACAAGTCAATTCAAGGTATCGCTTCTTTTAGGTTCTTCTGATCCTCTCCCTAGTGATTTGAGGGGTCATTTGAGTAGATGTGGTTTGATTGGAAACAAAGCAGAGCAATATGATTTTATGTGTGCTGAAGCAACTTTACCTGGATCTACATTTGATATGGGTGAAGAATACGGAAGTCGTCAAGGAATTATTGAAAGGTTTCCCAATCGTAGGATATATTCAGATTTTACTTTAACTTTTTATGTTGATTCAGAATATGATTTGATACGTCTTTTTGAAGAATGGATGAATTATATTGACCCATTATATGCACCAAATGGAGAATATACGGGAAATGATACAAGCTTTGGGGGAAGATTTTTAGAACCAAATGCATACTATAGATTTAAATATCCAGATACATATAAGAAAAATATTGCAATAACAAAGTTTGAGAGAGATTTCCTTGATAATCCAAATAAAGTTCCAACTAGGTCAAACCGCTTTAATGACCAAACAACTTTAACTTATTATTTTGTTGATGCATTTCCCACAAATATTACAGCACTACCACTTTCTTATGAAGGAAGCACAATTACTAAAACTTCAATAACTTTTAATTATACAAGATATACAATCAATAAGCATAAAGGAACAAAACTTCCACAAAGAACTATAAATCCTAGTAATCCAGATCAACCACCACAACAATCCTCCAATCAAAACTTTAGAGTTGTTACAGAATTTAGTCCTTATGGATCATCTCTTACTTTTGGTGAGGGTGGTAATGCTCCTGAGCTTGGAGACCTTACATAAATAATCAAAAAATAGATAAGTTATTATGCCTTTACCAAAAATTGCAACTCCACAATATGAGTTGATTTTACCATCCACAGGAAAGACAATTAAATACCGTCCATTTCTCGTAAAAGAAGAAAAAGTACTTATACTTGCACTTGAGAGTCAAGATGTAAATCAAATTACAAATGCAATTAAGCAAATATTAAAAGACTGTATAATATCCAGAGGTATAAAAGTTGAGGAACTTCCAACATTTGATATTGAATATATTTTCTTAAATGTTCGTGGAAAATCAGTTGGCGAATCTATTGATTTGATTGTTACTTGTAGTGACGATGGAGAAACACAGGTTCCAGTAAAGATTTACATTGATGAGATTGAAGTACAAAAAGATCCAGAACATAGATCAGAGATTAAATTAGATAATAATCTTGTTTTAAAGATGAAGTATCCCTCATTGAATGAATTTATAAAAAATAATTTTGATTTTAGTTCCAATAATATCTCAACAATTGATAAATCTCTTGATGTTATTTCTTCTTGTATTGATTCTGTTTATACTGAAGAAGAAATCTGGTCTGCAAAAGATTGTACGAAAAAGGAACTTACAAATTGGATAGAAACACTAACATCTTATCAGTTCCAAGAAGTTGAAAAGTTTTTTAACACTATGCCTAAACTTTCTCATACTTTTAAAGTTAAGAATCCTAAAACTGAAGTTGAATCTGAAGTTACTTTGGAGGGATTATCTGATTTTTTCGGCTGACTATGGCTCATATGAATCTTGAGTCATATTTCAAAATTAATTTTTCATTGATGCAGCATCATAAATATTCATTGACTGAGATTGAAGATATGATGCCTTGGGAGAGAGATATTTACGTTGGTCTTTTAAATCAATATATTGAAGAAGAAAACTTAAAAGCAAAACAAGCAGCAAATGCTTAAAACTACCTCACCTGGATTAAATTCTTTCAAATCAACAATTCCTTCTTTTGGGGTAGTTCGTCGTGCTTATGGTACTAGTCCAAAAGAATATAGTGATGCGATAATTAATAGGTATGGAGATCCTTTAGCAGATGTATATAATAAATCAAAAAAAGAAAAAGCAATAGGTTTTATTTCTGGTGGAAAACCATTAGGATCTTCAGTCTCTGCTAATAACATAGTTGGTTTTAATAGAAATATAAAACCAAGACCTAATAATTTACAATCAATTATTAGTAATCTTAGCTCAAGCATTTTCAATAATACTACAGATAATAAAAATATAACATCAAATATAAAAGAAACTGTAGTAGAAAAAAGAAATCAAATAACTAATCTTGTTAAAAATTTAATTAGTAATTATAAAAATATATTTCCATTAAACCAAAACCAAAAAGAAGTAGTAAAAAAACAAGAAGGAATAAAACCTTTTGGTGGATTTTTTGATAATCTAAAAAAAGCAGCTTCGTTTATTGCTTTTTTTGGTTCAAAGAAAAATTTAGATAGAATATCAAAAAATATACAAAATTTAAAAGATACATTCATTAAAACATTTGATATTGCTAAACTTCTTCGTAAAGCAATTAAAAAAATATTTAAACAATTATCTGATATTAAACCAGGAGGTGGTGGGGGAATTCTTGATAATATTTTTTCAGCAATAAGTGGATTTATTTCTGGTCTTCTTGGTGGTCTTATTCCTGGAGGAAATAAGGATAATAGATCTGGTCGTCAGGGACAAATACCACAAAGAGGAAGACAAACAAGTGGAATGAAAATACCAAGATTTCCTGGGGGAAAAGTTGGAAAATTAATTGCAGGTGCTGGACTTGCTACTGGAGCAGGAGCAGCAATAAGTGGATTATCGCAACCAGGACAAACAGAAGAAATTGAACCTGCAGAAACTACACTAGAAGCACCAGGAAGTGTTTTAGATAAATTTAATTCTGTTTTGGATAGGTTTGATAGAATACTTGATGGTATTCTGAAAGGAAAAAAACCAGACAAATCAACATCTCCATCATCTCCAGCATCCTCTGGTGGTGGGGAATCACCTGGTGGTGCTGGTCCTGGTGGTGGAGGTGAAATGCCTCTTGGTCCATCTTCTTATTCTCCAGGAACAATTCCCAAAGAAGTTTCTCAAGACACTTCTTTCACATCGGGAGTTACGGAACTTGCTAAAAAATATAATGTTCCAGAGGATTATCTTTATGCAGTTATGGGATTTGAGACTGGAGGAACATTCAGTCCTTCTGAAAAAAATAAAGCTGGTAGTGGTGCTACTGGTTTAATTCAATTTATGCCAAAAACTGCAGAAGGTTTGGGAACTTCTACCGATGCTCTTTCAAAGATGACAAGAACGGAGCAACTTAAATATGTTGACAAATATTTTGAAGGAACTTTAAACAAAGGTGGATCTTTGTCTGATGTTTATATGTCTGTACTTTTTCCTGCTGCTGTAGGAAAACCAGAAAATTATGTTCTTTTTGGAAAAGGTGCTCAAAGTGGATATACTGGAACTGCTTATGCACAAAATGCTGGGCTTGATTTAAATGGGGATGGAAGTATAACAAAAGCGGAAGCAGCAAAAAAGGTTGAGGCATATTTACCACAATCATCTCAAGTACAACCAATACAAGTTCAACCATATCAACCCAATCCACAATCACCATCTGCTGGTCCATCTCAACAAACACAACCACAAGTAACTGTTGTTCCTATTGGTGGTCAAACACCACAAGTTCAATCTGTTCCTTCTGGTTCTGGTATTATTGCACCACCACCACCAAAACAAAATGGTCCAACCGCACCATTTTTACCTTCAGCAAATCCAAATAACTTTTTAACATTATATTCTAGAATGGTTTATAATATTGTTGATGGATAATGGATAAGAAATTATTTTCGCCACTAATGTCGGCAGCAAACAATATTGTAAAAGTACAACGCCCACTAACAAAGAGAGCGCAAGATTATAATGCATTTATTAATTTTTTAAGTACAAGCAATAAAGATATTAAAAGAATAAAATTACCAGAAAAGAAAAAGGTAAAATCTCTTGCTGACAATGGAATTACTTTCACGGGTGCGGGTGGTCGGAAGGGAATAATACCAGATTTAATTAAAGGTATTGGTGGAGGTCTTTTGGGTGGATTGGGATTGAAGGGGTTATCAAAAGCAAAAATACCACAATTATTAAAACCAAAAACTAAGGCAAAAACAAAAACACCACTAACTGCAAAAAGTTTAAGAACACTAAAACCAAAAGGAAGAATACCAAAAATTCGTGGAATTGCTGGACCATTAAATTTAGTTCTTGCTGGACTTGAGTATGGTGGGAGACTTGGAGAAGGCCAAACTCAAGAGCAAGCAATTTTAGGAACTGCGGGGTCTGTTGTTGGTGGTATTGGAGGAGCAAAGGCTGGTGCTGCAGCAGGTGCTGCAATTGGAGCTTTATTTGGTGGAGTTGGTGCAGTTCCTGGAGCAATTATTGGTGGATTGATTGGTGGTATTGGTGGTTCAATAGCTGGTGGTTCGCTTCTTGATAGAATGACTGGAGTTGAAGAAAAACCAAAAGATAAAATTGAAAAAAGATTAAAAAGACAAGAAAGAATACAAAAAGAAAGAGCAGAAAAAAGTGGAATAACTTTGAATGATATTGTTATAAAATTTGAAAGAGTAATAAGCAAATTTGAAAAAGTGACTTTGGGTATGACTGGTGTTGATACTTCCGATAAGGGAAAACAAAAAAAGGGAAAGGACGAAGGTATGATATTTGATGAACCAGTATATCCACCAGTAACACCATCAACAGAAGCATACGATGGTCCAGTTACTGGTGATACATTTTTTCCACTTCCTGGTGGAGCAGCAGAAGCACAAAAGGGTCAAGAATATGGAGACCCAAGAGGTGGAAGAACACACGAAGGGATTGATTTAGTGCATCGTGTTGGTGATTTGGCTGCTCCTGTTTCTGCTTACAAAACGGGTAAAGTTGTTGAGTCTGTTGTAAATGGTTATAATGGTTATGTAACTATAGATCACGGTGGGGGTCTTAAGACAAGATATTTTCATACAACTCCACTAGTTCAAGTAGGTGATGTTGTTTATGGCGGACAGCAAGTTGCAACATTATATCCAGATGGACAAAATACACACTTACATTTTGAAGTTTATAGAAATGGATCCCCAGTAAATCCAAGATCTGCTGGTCTTGGGCAAAGTATTTCTACACCACTATCTAAAGAAAGAGCAAAAGAACAACATGATAAAAATATAGGACAAACTGCTAAGGCTGGTGTGAATACTATGCAGAGACAACAATCTCCAGAGGAGTTCTTTAAAGGAACAAAATACGAAAAAGTATTAAAAGAAAATGGAGAATCTTTTTATGGTAAAAAAGAAAGAAAAAATGTTCGTGGATCAAAATCAGCAGAGGTTGAACCAACTCCAGAAGTAAAAGAAATGCAGCAAATGTATAATTCTTATGTTCGTAATTTAAGAACAAAGAGAGAAAGTGTTCAACCTTCACCACAAACCTCTCCTCAAGTTCAACCTCCAATTGCTCCTACTGGAGTCACTCCTTCAATGATGATACTATCTCCGCAGCAACAATCTGCTATTCAACCACAATCCATTCCAGTTCCAATTCCAATGGGGGGTGGAGGTTCTGGTGGTGTTACTGTAATTTCACCAGATGAAGGTGAGATATTAAATAGTTTATGGAAAACAATGCTTCTTACTAATCTTTCTGCAGCATAATGGCGATATCAGTATCAGGATTAAAATTTAATGGTGTTACTATTCAATCTTTGGATGGTACAAACAAAATAGATTTAACAAATTCAATTTTATCAATTGATTATTTTGAGGATATTTTTTCTCCTTGCATTACAATGACGATGCAATTAATTAATGCATATTCTATTTTTAATGGTCTTCCAATTCGTGGTGGTGAAAGTGTTGCATTAGATATTGAAACTGCTTCTGGTAACTTTAAGTTAGATGGTGAAAGAGCACTTTATGTAATTAAAGTTAGTGGTTTGGATGCTCAAAGAAAAAGTGAAAGTTTTACTTTACACTTGGTTTCAAGAGAGGCACTAACAAATGAAACATCAAGATGCGAAAAAAGATATAATAAATCACAAGTTAATATCCACGTAAGAGACATATTACAAAATACGTTAAAAACGAATAAAATTGGTATAATTGAACCATCATCAAATTCTTATAGTTTTATTGGAAATAATAAAAAACCTTTTCATATTTTAACTTGGTTAGGTCCAAAGGCAGTATCAACAATTACTTCTGTTAGTAACACTTCTGGAGAAGATGAAACTGGACAGGCAAAAGGAACTGCTGGATTTTTATTTTATGAAAATTATGATGGATTTAATTTTAGAAGTATTGATAGTTTAGTTGCAAATACACAACTTCAATCTTCCAGTTCTAATAAAGAAGGAATATACAAATATACTTTTGATGGTATTGGTGTTATACAAGCAAATGATTTAAGTAATAATTTTAAAATTCTTAATTATAATTATGAAAAAAATATTGACTTACTAAAAGCATTAAGAGTTGGAATATACGTCAATAAAACTTATTTTTATGATATGATAACAAATAAATTATCAGTATGGAAATATAATCTAAAGGATGAAATAAAAAATGCAACAAAACTTGGGGCACAAGATAGTATTGTTGTTTCTGAAGAATTTGGAAGTTCCATTAGTAGAATATTAACAAGAGTATCTGATCACGGAGTTTTAGATATTGCTGGAGAACTCCAAACTTCTGGTAGAGATAATGCAGATATGGCTAAATCTTTTTCAAGATATAACTTATTATTCACTCAAGCACTAAATATGAACATACCCTGTAATGTAAATTTAAAAGCTGGTGATATTATATACGCTCAGTTTCCACAAATGGAAAGAGCAAATACTGGAGAAGTTGATTCCGAACAAAGTGGTAATTATTTAATTAAAGAATTAAGGCATCACTTTTCTGGTGGTCAAATGGTTACATCTTTGAAATTAGTTCGTGATAGTTATGGATTATATGGTCCTAACCAATAGCACTAAATAAAAATGGAATTACAAGAACTAATTAATAATATTTGTGAAGAGATTGATTCTTTACCTAACAGTCAAAGAAAAAGACATCTCACAGAATATCTTAATCAACTTTTAAGATATCAAAAAAACAATCCAGATGAACCTGGAGTACCGACAAATTTACAATTATATTGTGACGAATTTCCGAATGCTTTAGAGTGTAGAATATACGATGATTGAAGAGAGTTTATTAAAAACTGGTATATTAGGAAAAGACGGCTTTGTTTGGTGGATAGGCAGAGTTGCTCACGAAAGATACTGGAAAGATGTAAATGTTGCACTATCCCAAGATGGAAAAACAGCACAAAGATGTAAAGTTCGTATTATTGGATATCATCCCTTCGATAATACATTAAAAGAAGAAGAACTTCCTTGGGCACACGTTTTGATGGATCCAATTACAGGAAGTGGTCAGGGGGGTGGCGGAACTACAATGACTCTTCGTGGCGGAGAAACTTGTGTCGGTTTTTTTCTTGATGGTGAAGACGGACAACAACCAGTCATTATAGGACTACTCCATAGAAGTGAAGATGTCCAAAATAATATAACAGAAGAAGAAATATTTACAGAACAAAGTTCAAAATTTAAACCATTTACTGGTCATCCTGGAAATATTATTGAACCAACAAAGAGGCAAACAGTAACTACAAACCCAGTGAAGCAAGGTACTACTGGTAGTATTGATGTTGGAGTCACTACATCAAAGGGAGAACCATCTGTACATATTAAAAAAGCAAATGCTTCTGCAGCACAAGCTGCATTTGAAAAGAAAACTACAAAGACTTGGAGAAATCCAAGTAAATGCGGTGATGATTTTATTGGAAGATTAACACAAATTATACAAGACTTTATTGCTTTTGTTGATGGACTTGAAAGTGCGGTTGGTCAATTTATTGATCCAATATTAAATGAGATTGTAAATATAACGAATCAAATAAGACAAGTTGCTAATCAGATTGGTGGTATTATAAAGCAAATTATTAATAATATTCGTAGTGGTATTGTAAAGTGTTTAATTAGTTTATTTAAGAAATTTTTAGGAATACAGAAAAAAACAAACCCAGCAGATTTTGCACTTGCTCCTGCTGCACAGAAAGCTACTAAGAATATTATTGATGTTTTATTTTGTATATTTGAAAATTTGATTGATGAAATTATTGACTTTGTGGTTAGAATGCTTGAAAACCTACTTGGAAAAGTAGTTAATGGACCTGTTTGTGCAGCAGAACAATTTGTTTCTGGAATGATGGCTAAAGTAATGGAATTGATTGAAGATGCTATTAGTCCTGTGCTTTCTGGTATTAGTTGGCTAACTGGTGGTCTTTCAAATATAACAAAAGTACTTTCCGATGTAAGTAATCTAGCGACTCAAATTTATAATTTTATTGGTTGTGATGGTTTAAAATGTGATACTCCAAGTGAATGGATTTCATCTACATCTGCAGCACTTAAAAAATCTTCAGATGATTGGGGAAAACAGGTAAGACAGATTAATGTTTTAAAATCAGTATCCAATGATTTAAGTAGGGTTAGTGGTTCTCTCAATGAGGGATTTTTTATTGATGAAAGATCAACTTACAATAATTCAAGTTTAACTAATTTGTTTAGATCAATTGATAATCTTTCTGGTGGTAATTTGTCTGAGGTTAATAATAATGGATTTGGATCAATAGAAAGTGCTATTGCAAGAATTTCTTTATATGGTGATGATGCATTTGAATTTGATGAATGCAATCAAAGATTGTATAATCCACAATCCCAAGATGATTTAATAAGAATGCCTATTGGATATAGATATGGAACTGGATTACCTCCAAAGGTTGAAGTTTATGGTAATGGAAATGGTGCTGATCTGACTCCAATTGTTGGGGATGATACTAGAATATTTTCAATAGAAGTAAATAATGGTGGTAGTGGTTATGATGACCAAACAACAGTTGCAGTTATAGACAATAGTGGATATGGAAGTGGAGCACAAGCAATTCCAGTAATTAATAATGGATCTGTTGAAAGAGTTATCTTAACCTCATTTGGGTTTGGATATATTGGAGGATCTCAAAAAACATCATCTGGAATTGTTGGAACAGTATCTGATATTTTTATAAAAAATCCTGGGTTTGGATATGATCCAAATGATACAATTGGAATTGGTAATACTATTGCATCAATTGTAACTACACCAAATGGATCAATTGTTTCTGTAAAAATACCAACAAATTATAATCAACAGTTTGCACAAAGACCAACATTGATAATAAATACAAGTACTGGTATTGGTGCAAACTTAATTCCAGTAATGAGGTATAAGCAACAATTCACATCAGATAGAGAGCAAAGACCTCTTGTTGGAATTACTAGCGTAATTGATTGTATATGAACGAAGACGAAATTAAAAATTTAATAAAAGAAGAAGTTAGGGAATATTTTAGACAATCATTTCCTGGTTTTGAGATGGTTGCAAATAATGAAACACTTGGTCACGGGACTGGGGAATTTTGTTTAACTACTGATAGTGCTCAAGGTATTCATTTTTATAAGCAAGGAAATTGCAAGTTAAATGCAAATAAATCTTTTGAGGTTTATTCTGGTTCTGATGCGACAGATAAAGATTTATCTATTGGATTTTATTCAATAAATGGTAATATACATTTAAAAGCTCCTAATGGTGATTTAATCTTAGAAGGTAAAAATGTAAAAATACAAGCAACTGGTGCAGATGGATCAGTTTCTTCTGTTGCACCAAAAGTTGTATATTCAAGAGCGCCAGAATCAATAACAGAAGTTGATAAATTTAGAGTTACTGCTGCTAATGAAGCAGAAATTATTGGAGGATTTTGTTCAGTACATTCAGAAGCTGGTCCAGTTGAAGTTTCTGGTGGAGATGATGAAATTTTGAATCAAGATTTTATTAGTCAAATAATTAATATTATAGATAAAGTTAAAAAATTCTTTACTTCTGTTTGTGGATAAAGATGAGAGATGCATTTGGACAATTTGGTAAATTAAGATTAGGATTATTAGATACATCATTAACTACATTTTCTAATCTTGCATTAAATCCAGGAACTCTTGTTAATTCTGGAGTTTCATTTTTTGGTGGAACTTTACAATTTGGAACAGCAAGAGCGGCAGTAAATATTGGACCTCCAGTTACAATTCCTGGATTGTCTTTACCATTTTCTCTTGAGGTCAGTGGCGTATCAAATTTTTTAGGAAATACAAATCAGATTGGAGTATATGTATGTACTGGTGTTTCTATTTTTAATGCAACATCAACAGTTAATGCAGTAAAACTTATTAATGGTTCTCATATTACTAATGGACCAAGGGTAATCAACGGGACATTAGTTGTAAATGGTAATACTCATATTAATGGGTTTCTTTCATTTAGTAGTTCTATTGTGGGAGTTACTAAAAAGTTTGATATTCCACATCCAACAAAAAAGAATCATAGACTTTCACATATTTGTTTAGAAGGACCAGAAGCAGGTGTTTATTATAGGGGAAAACTTAAGGAAGGTAATATTATAAATTTACCAGAGTATTGGAGAGGTTTAGTTAATTCTGAAAGCATTACTGTTAATTTAACTCCAGAAGGAATATATCAGGAATTGCATTATAAAATTACTGATTGGGGAACTAAGATTAAAGTTGTAAATAATGCAGGTGGTCCGATTAATTGTAGTTTCATTGTTTATGGAGAAAGAAAAGATGTAGATAAACTTGTAGTTGAATATGAAGGAAACCTAATTAAGGAGAATGGATAATGGCTAAGCAGGATATTATTTACGATATTGGTCTTGAACTTGAAAGTCTTAACAGGCAAATCACATCTTTACGAGAAGCAAGATTACCAGTCCAGTTAAAAATTAATCAATTAGCATCACCAGCGTCACAGATAGATGAAAAGATAGCGGAATTGACGGTAGATATTAACAAAAAAATATATGATATGGTTACCATATCAGCAACTGCAGAGTCTTGTGGTTGTGGATTAACTGCATTGATTGTTGTTCCAGCAGATCCAGAGACTGGAATTGGTAGTACTTCATATACTGTTTCCACAGGGACTACAGTATTTTATGAACACGCAAAAAGTCATAGAATACAAGCAGAAAATACTTCATATGAAGATATTGCACCATATGATCCATTAAGTGGAACTGATGGATCTACGTCTTATAATAGTGGTATAGGTTCCAATACTATTGTTGTTGGTTCTAATAGAAATTCAATACTTGAAGTTGTTGTTGTTAATTCTGGTGGTGGTTTTGTCCCTTCAACTTATTATGCACAAGATGCTTCTGGCGGAAGTGGTGCAGGAGCAAAATTGGATGTTATAGTTTCTTCTGCTGGATCAATAACAAATGCTGTTGTAAATAATGGAGGATCTGGTTACTCTGTTAATGATACATTAACAATTTCTGGTTTTTCTGGAGCATCATTTAGGGTTACTGATGTTGGTTCTCCAATACTTGGTAACGGGGTTGATACCTATATTGTTTCAAGTGATGCTATTGGATCTGCATTTTTATATGATGTTTCTCCTGTTGGTATTAGTTCTTGTCCAACAACTTGTACAACTTATTCAAATCAGATTAGTTCTCTTCAAAATGAATTAACTGCATTGAGAACTCAACGAGATGTTTTAATTAATGGTACTAATTCAATAAAAGAAGAAATGAAGAGTTATTATACTGAAAGATATAGTTATTCCTTTTGTGAAGGTGAAATAAAGAAAAGACAAAATAATCTAAACAATATTATAAATGTTCTCAATAATCCAGTTTATAATCAATACTATCAATGACTTTACTTTTTAATAGTATAACAGGTATAACATCAGAAACCACATTATCTGGAGATTTTTTAAATCTTTTTTTAAGAGAAAATCCCAACTTAAGTGTTGTTGGAGTTTCAACACAATCCGCTACTGGATATGATATTCAAATAAGTTCTGTTGGATTAACTACAACAACAAAAACTACTATAGATGCATTATCAAATTCTAGCTATCGTTCAATGAAAACTCAAGTGCAGATAACTCAAGGAAGTTTTCATCAAATATCAGATTTATTAATTATACAAGATGGAACAGTATCAAGTATTGTAGAGCAAGCATCAATCTCTACTGGTGATTATCTTGCAGATTTTTCTACTAGAATTGAATCTGGAAATACTTTTTTATCTGTTCAATTATTTAGTCCAGACTATGCTTTTATTCGGGTAGTAAGTCAAAAGTTCAATGCCTAGACAGTTGAAGAGGTGTCCATTGTACCCTTGACTCCTGGGTCATTGTTTGCTATACTAAAGGGGTAAGGAACGACTAAAAAATATGCAACTCACTCGCCATCAACTTCGTAATCTTCAGCATCTGCAAGAAGATGCTGCGGAGTACTTTACTGATGAAAATATCATCAGCGGAGAAACATATTGGACTTGTGTTCAAGCACTAGCAGAAGCAAAAATTGCAGAACTTCGTGGTGAATTGATGTATGATGTTTGACTTAATATAAGTTGTATTCTATAATACTTTAAGAAGATATTTTTCTTCTTATATGCGAGTATGGCGGAATCGGTAGACGCACCAGACTTAGTAAGTTGAGCCTCATTTAGGAAACTTTATGAGTGTAACTCCTCAAATTCGGGGAAACCTGTAAAATGGCAATCCCGAGCCAAGCAAGAGAAATCTTGAAGGTGTAACGACTAGACGGGGAG